AGAAACAAATGAAGTCTTATTAGAAAATGGTTACAAGTGGGAAGATGTAAACTTTATTGGCTCAGCTGATGGAGAATACTCCTGCACTTATGAAGAGTTTAAGGTCTTGGCTGATGTTGAATACAACGATGGCTATGGTGGTCAAGAAGTTGCTAGTGATTTAGTTATCAGGCTAAATGATGGTGGTCTTCTCTATCGTCACGAGTACGATGGGGCTGAAGAATGGTATGTTCACAAACCAATTCCAGTTGGAGTTGAAATCAAAAAGATTAAGCGTTTGACTGGTGGTTCTTGGGATGATCTTAAGACTTTGAATAAGGAAAATACTAATGGCTAACACAGAGATTCAATACTTAAAGAATGAAATCAAACAGCTCAAGGCTGATATGGCTAACCTGATTATGGCTTTGATTGAACTGAAAGTATTTAAGATTACAACAGATGAGAACGGCAACGCTATCTATGACACAGGTAAAGATGAAGTGTCTTGATTGCAAGTCAACAAAGTTGGTATGGGTTTCAGATACTTACGGTCTATGTGATGACTGCTTAGAAGAATGGATCATTGAAGATGTCGAGCAAATATGACCGTGTAAAGGGTGCAGTCTATGAGACTGCTATTCTGAAACTGTTCCGTTCAATACCAGGATTCTTAGCAGAACGGCTCACCAAAGCGGGTGCTAAGGATGAAGGAGATCTAGTAGTTATGGTCGCGGGACAGACCTACATACTAGAACTCAAGAACCGCAAAGCCTTGAACCTACCAGAGTTCTGGGCTGAAGCTGAAGTTGAGGCGCTTAACTACGCAAAGGCGCGGGGTCTGGAGGAAGTCCCGTTTGCTTATGTTGTAGTTAAGCGTCGCAACAGCAGTCTTGAAAAGAGCTGGGTAATTTGCTCACTCGAACAATGGATAAAGGAGAAGCAATGAGTATTAAAAAAATAGCAGTAGGCGTAGCAGGGTTGATTGCAGCTACGACTTTGTCTTCTTGTTCTTGGGGTTCTGATGCAGATATAGCATCAAACAACTTGTCAAAAGCAGCAGAACAATTTGAGATTCAACGTCGCATCGTATTCTTTAATGGCATTACCGATAAGTATTTGTTAGAAGTACAAGGCCTGTGCTCAGTAGAAACAACAGATGCTGCTCTTGGTGGATCATTAGAGGTAACTTGCAAAGTTGGACCTACTAAATTTAAGAAGCACTTTCTTGGTTTAAGTGATAACGTTTCATATTTTGTTGAACAGTTAGATGCAGCAAGTGTAAGCGCATATCACTACCGAGTAGTCTTTAAGCCATCAGCAATAATTCCAGATATAGATCTACGATAAGGAGAAAGAATAATGCCAGTACCAGAGGGAATCATTAGTACATCAACAGGACCAGTAGATCCTAACGCTGAAGTTGTACAAGAAGTAGCAGAACTAGTAGAAGAAGAACTACCTGAGGCAGAGGCAGATGATCTGTAACAGCTGCACATATAAGATGCATAGACAATGTAAGGGGTGCGAATGTCAACATCGGACTGGTCCAGGTCACGTAAATCCAAAGGCTTTAAGGGCGACGTTGATGCCAACGACATCCCCATCGGTCCCATCGTCACCTATTTCGGTGGGGAAGTAAGGGAAGGTAAGTCAGCATCAGTAAGGTGTTGCTTACATAGTGATAGTCGTAGGTCGGCTGTCATCAACACGTACGATAACTTGTACTACTGTCACACCTGCGGCAAAGGAGGCAATGCGGCTAACCTTGTCTGCATATTAGAGAACTTGGAGTTTAAGGATGGCCTCAAACGTGCAATCGAAATTGCTACTGGAAGCGGCGCAGCGATACGCTCAGGAAATAAGTCCAGAGGCAATCGTCGCGCTAGCAGAACGTGGGATCTCTGAAGAGGTAGCAGCTAGGTTTCAGCTGGGTACTATCACTGATCCTATCAACGGACACGAGATGTACGAGGGATGGATTAGTATCCCTTACATAACAGCTATGAATCACTGCGTAGGTTTTAAGTTTAGGAGATTAGATGATGGAAAGCCAAAGTATGGAAGCCCACTTGGACAGAAGGCCCATTTATATAATGTTACCGACATCCTTATACAGTCAGCTTACATTGTGGTTACTGAAGGCGAGCTGGATACTGTCATCACTAGTGGCGTGCTTGGTATTCCAGCTGTGGGAGTCCCCGGTGTCCAAGCTTGGAAGCCTCATTTTGCTAAGCTCTTCAACGGTTATGACACTGTCTATGTTGTGGGAGATAACGACATTAAGGAAGACGGTTCAAATCCAGGAGCAGAGTTTGCTAAGCGTGTCGCCAACGAAGTATTAAACAGTCAAATAGTACAATTACCCCCAGGAATGGACATCAATGACCACTACCTAGCGTATGGTGTTGATGCCACAAGAGAACTGTTGATTGGTACTAGAGAGTGAGTGATGAGGAATGTCAAAATATGGTAAGCAAGTTGACCGAGATGGGGTTTCAAGTCTTAGCCTTGGATCGCCAGAGCCTAGTCCTTACAATCAGACCGATACCGTTAAGAGGTTAGATGATGACTTTGTTGCAGCAGTCTGGAACGTCTTCGACACGTCAGGTAATGTACTCCTTAGTAAGCACCGTGACTACGGTGCAAAGAACATCAGTCAGTCACCAGGTGGACCACTTAACGGGCTACGCGTACGTATGTGGGACAAGACAGCGCGTATCAACAACCTCATTGACAGTGGTGCAACACCGGAGAACGAGAGTCTCAAAGATTCTTTCTTAGATCTTATGAACTATGCAGCTATTGCGCTGATGGTTTTAGATGGCAAGTGGCCGAATGAGTGAGGAATTCACTTGGCCTGATGGCGAGAACATAGATCAGGTTTATTACGAGTATCTTGAAAAATATATCCGTGCAAAGATTGCTGAAGAGATTGAAGCGGAAGGTCCTTGGTGTAGCAATCATAACAATCCTGGACAACCAAACGATTGCCCTTGTTATGTATTTGCAGCAAAGATAGCACGAGGTACCAATGACTAGTGTTCATCCTAGTATCTATGACATAGCACCAAGTGTTGCACGATCAGTTGCTAACCGTTTCGGTAAGTGGGTAGAAAAGGATGATGTCTACCAAGAGTGCATTATCTGGGCTATGAAACGATCCGAATGGGTAGAAGCAGAGCTGAGTGAGCCTGATACAGAAAAGCGTAGACATAACGAAGCTAAGTTAGCGTGGCAGATGAGACGTCACGCTGAACGCTATGCACGCAAGGAGAAAGCAGCACGCTCTGGCTATCAGCCAGGTGATGAAATCTTCTACCAGTCTGCGACGCTTGCTAAGTTACTCCCCTTTGTTATTGCATCCATCATAGATGGGACAGTATTAGAACCAGCACAAGAGATGGTCATTGATGGTCAGCCTAGAGGATCATCTAGTCCAGCAGAAGGCGGAGCCTTGCTTGCTACCTTGATGGATGTAAAGCAGAAGTTTGTGCAGTTGGAAGCAGAAGATAAGCAGATACTTACCTATCGCTACCACGAACAGATGACACTAGAGCAGATAGCTAATGCTCTTGGTTGTCATCGTAGCTCAGCAGATCGCAGATGTGATCACGCTATGCGTGCGTTGATTGACTTGCTCGGTGGACGGAGTCCTTGGCAATGAGATACAGTTTTAAATGTATTTGTGGTGTTACTATCAACGCTGATACCGAACTTCAATTAGAAAAGTTATTAAATCGTCACGCTAAGAGTAGTGCTATACATAAAAGACAAGGCTGGCAAGGGCATTCTGGCGTTGGAGATGGCCGGATATGAAGGAACAAGACCTCTTCGATAAACTTAAAGCAACCTTGTACCCAGACCTAGAGAAATCACCTGGCATCTATGATGCCTTCGACTGCATATCACTCAAGGCTGGCCACTACATCGAACTGAAGTGTCGCTATACCCATTATGATACGCTACTTATAGAAGAGATGAAGTATAAGAAGCTGATTACTCAGGCAGCAGAGCGTGACCTGACTCCTTACTATATCAATAGCACACCAGAGGGTATCTACTCTTTCGATCTGATGGATATACCTGAACCTAACTGGGTAACACAGCGTATGCCTGCTACCTCAGAGTTTTCTAATCGTTACAAAGTAAACAAGTTGGTAGGCTATCTCGACATCAGTGAAGGAGTAAAGCTATGACAATAGAGATGAGCAAGGGATCTGATTTTTACCTTGGTAAAGATATTGATGGGCCGTATGAGGCTATCTGCCCTGCTATGCACAGCGCTTTTATCTACAATTTAACCCATCCCCGCGATGAGAAGAGCTGCATACTTGTATGCGCTGATTGTTCGGAATTATTTGAGAAGGATGAGAAAGCATATAGAAAGAGTGTTAAATGAAGTATGACTATGAATGCCCTGATTGTGGCGATAAGCGAATCATTGAACGACCAATGTCAGCAGATCCGGACACTTACATCTGCGATCATTGCGATACAGAGTTAGTCCGTGACTATGGCGTACCCACCTTCATACCTACTGACGGTATGTATTCCTATCGGACACACAACTAATGACCGACTATCCTAACTGGTTTGCTCAGACTGCACAGCATAACTTTGAGCAGTTCCTTACACCGCTAGCAGGTAAAGATTACCTACGGTTCTTGCAGCTGGGTGTATATACAGGTGATGCTTCAGTGTGGATGGCTGAGAATGTTCTTACTGGCAAAGATGCTTGGCTCTTTGATGTTGATACTTGGCAAGGATCGGATGAACCTGCACACGAAGAGATAGACTTTAATGAAGTAATTGAATACTACACAGGTAGAATCAAAGGTTTGCCTATTCTTCCTCACAAAACTACTACTACCGATTACCTTACTCATTACAAATCTAAGTTTGACTTCATCTACATAGATGCAGACCACACTACTGTCGGTGTGATACTGGACGCTGAGTTGAGCTGGCCACTGCTCAAGTCCGGTGGCATTATGGCTTTTGATGATTACACCTGGGGTCACGAGTCCGGAGATCCACGCCTTGCACCAATGGTTGGTATTGACTTGTTTCTGCACCGCCATCAAGGCGAGTATGAATTACTAGCTAAGAATAATCAGGTCTGGATTAGAAAAACTGCATAAGTAAACCCCGCAGGTGAAAGAGGTAAAGTCCTGCGGGGTCTTCTACTTAGGAGGGCAATGCTAGATTATTGTAGCAGAGCCGCCAAGATTTCTTCGCCAAGTGCGTACGGGACACGCGACCTTTCTCTTGCTCCTTTAAGTCCTTGAGTGCCGGTCTTAGCACCTCTTGGTGCTGCCTCGTGGCAAGGCATACCGTTCTTGCACATTGTGCGTGGAGTCCAATTAGGAACTACTCCCCAGAGATCTGTAGGTTTCATACGGTTATCACCGTAGGTGCAATAGGTAACAGTATTGCGAGGCAATTCCTGCACTACTGGTAGTTTACGCAATACACCACGAGGATTCTCCATTATCCAACCTTTTGTTGGCTTCAAGTCTTTAATAAGTTGGATAGTGTGAGCCACTAGCTCCTGGCTTAGCTTCGCAAACTCAGTTTTAGGTTCATATGCACGGTATCCACCAGTCCAATGGTGTCCAATAGATGCCACACTAAAAGCGGTACACGGTGGACTAGCCCATATAAAATCAGGTTGGCCATACTTTGATACCAGATACTCAGCAGTAAGCTTCATTACATCACGCTCATCTGCCTCAAAGTATTCATCTAGTTCAACGTGAATTACTGTATGCCCTGCATCCTTGAACGCTTGCGTTGACGATCCAGTTCCGGAAAAGAAATCAAATACCAGCATTTTCTACATCTCCTCTAGCTATGGCCGCGTCTTCCACGTGTGTACAGTCACCATAGCAGCATTGGGTGCGATTGTTCATTGGCGTATGCCACTTCAGTATCTCTTCTGAGATCTGATTCCTTATCTGTTGCTCAGTCATTATCAGTACCAGCCGGTACGATAACTGTGTCGTAAAGCACGGCACGCAGATTCTCCGTAGCGTTTGCCAATGTAGCGTATGCCTCGAAGGACTTGTAGTTCAGGCTGTCCACTACGCTCTCCAAGGAGTTGAGCAATTCCGAAAGCTGAGCTAGTTGGTTTGCCCTTAGCGTCTCTCGGTCTGGCAAGGTGGTCAAACCTGCTTTCACGGGTCCATAAGGTGATAAGGCACGCAGTTTCTTTTCTCGAATATCCGAGAGCACGACTATATTCTCGTGTGATTCTTCTATTTTCATTCTTCTCCTCCTGAGTTGCTTGGGTTCTCTCCCTCATCTGAGGAATCAACGGCACTTTCGGCGTAATCTTTGTATGATTCAATAGTGATAGCGTTGCCAGTATCAGGATCAATACCGAGCCAACGCTTGCCAGTCTCTTCATCACGTGCCTTCTCCTCTTCCAGTAATTCTTTGTAGTGGTCACGATGAGCTTGTGACAGGCGCACTAGCGCCCTCGCTCTAGCTCGCTGGTAGTTGCGTTGGTGGATAGCTTGGGATAGTCCAACTGCCATTAGAGATCATCCCAACATATCTCGCAGATAATCAAGTCACCGATTCGCATTGTGTTTTCGTGTTCGTCACCGCAGCGAGTACACTCCCTCATCTCTGTATCTACCATTTGTTGTTCTCCATCCACACGATAAATACTATCGTAATTAAAGCTATAGCTAGTGCCATTACTCTCTCCCTCTCCAGCCTTGAAAGTCTAACTTGCTCCAGACCTTGGAGCAGACGGTGCAGTAGCCACAATTAACGCAGCCGGTGGCCTCGATAGTGACACACTCAGGACAATAAAGCTGCTCGTCCTCTTGTTTACAATTCCAGCACTGATCTACCATACCCAGCCTCCTCTGACTGCCCCAATAAGGCTTGTAACATCCACAGGACGGCCTGTAGGTAGCTCTGTAGTATCTGCCCTCTCCCACCCTTGCACCAATACACGGCTGTTAGCGGGTAGCTCACGGTATGCCTCGATAGCACGGGCAGGGTTGTCTCCCTGCCACGTGACGTCTCCCTCTGGTGAGATTACAAGGTACTCCAGCACAATATCGTGCCTCATCTCGATCCGGTTACTCATCTTCTCCCTCTTTCGCTAGGTCTATACATAATTCACAAGTGTTTTGCCCGTTAATAATTTCAAGTGGGTTATCGCTTATATCTCCGCACCAAGCGCAATTATAGGTCATCGCCCTCTTCCTCTCCAAACAATTTATTCCAGCACTCAGGGTGAGTACCGGAGATCATAATCTCCCTATCGTTTATAGACATATCAGGGAAGGCATCTTGAATCAGCTCTCCTGCCTGCCACCTCTCTACCGCACCTCGATCCAAGCTCCACAGTTCATAGTTGCCACAGACTACGCAGGGCTTGGTCTTAACTATAATCGGCGTGCTATTCATCTTCTCCCTCTCCCTCTTCCACATTAAAGATACGCGCTAGCGCACTATTAGCCTTCTCCAATAAGCGGATAGCTTCCGCTAGTTCTTGATCCATAATCTCTTTCATTTGCTATCTCCCTCTGTCTCACAATCAACGCAGGTCGTTGATCGGTATTGCTTAAAGTCGTACTCTTCCCCGCACGTATCACACTCTACCATATCGGTATCGTCAAAGAATACGGGATCGAACCCGTTCCGGTATAGCCAGCTCTCGCTCATATCTTGCACCCGCACTCTTTCACCGGTACTAGGTGATCTCCGCAGATTGTCATTACTCTACCTCCTCAATGAAAGTGACATCCCGATAGTTGCCTCGGTATCGGTCTTCGTAGAGGTCGAGTAGTTGCTTTGCCTCTTCGATAGTCTCTGCCTCGACGATATAACTCTGCTCGATATTGAATATGAACTTACTCATTTACTCTCTCCCTCTCTCATATCCGATCTAACCATTAGACGGATACCACCGGCTACCCTTGCGGATAGCCGATAGTACCTAGCTAATTAGCGCACTCGCATAGGCATTAGAGCGCACTCCCACGCGATAGTATCGTGCGGCACCTTAATCATAATTGCACTAGGGAATTCTGCCCCACCTACCCTAGCGGTAGTAAATTCCAAGTCTAGGCGGTGATCCTTGTCGCTAGACGGTACTTTGGCGAACGATCCGATGTAGTCACCGTTAAGCGATAGGCCGGTGATAGGTGAGCTATCCTTAAAGACGTGCGACACGTCCGGGAAGGTCTGCCCGCCTAGATCGGCTAGCACCTTATTACCCTCGCAGAATACTTCCAATAGGTCGCCGGTACGGTTTAGGGCTACGTGCGGCATACGCTTACACTCTTTCAATAGTGCGAGGATACGCTTAACGTCCGGCACTCTAATTTGGATCTCGCTTAGACTACCGTCTACGCCTAGGTGAGCGCGGCCTATCACTAGGCGATAACGATCCGTCGCGGCTACTTTAAGCTCTCCCCCGGCATAGCTTAGGTACACGCTAGCGCAGCGATCTATCGCGCTCTTACTCTTATCGGCAGCAACTAGCGCACCGGTGAGCATATCGGCCAATAGTGCCGGATCTAGCCATAGACTTTCACTAGATAGCTCGCTCGCTATCTCCCTCTTTAATGTATCCATTACTTTACCCTCTTTCATAGGTTAATTCTGCCCGCTAGGTGCAGATAACCGCCTACGGGATCCCTCCCGTAAGCGATTAACCGCCACTAGTTAGCCCATATCCCTAGCCCGCCACGCTCTCGCACACTCTCTCGCGCTAGGCGTAGGCTCTCGCTGCGGGTATAGCCCGCGTAGATCTGGTTTCCTAGGTATTGCATACCCCGCCACGCGCTCACCCGGTAAAAATTGCCGATCACGTTATTCCCGTCGCGCTCAATAGTTAGCTCTAATTTATTTGTTAGCATAATTTTATTCTCCCCTATAGTGTGAATATAGATCTATCGCACCTAATACCGTTAGGAATAGGGCGAGAGCCTTAGCGGCTAGGATCGCAAGGCCTACGACTAGGCCGGCAGCTGCGGTGATCATCAGGCTACACTCTCCAATTCTTCGGTGAGATCATCTAGCACTAACGCCACTAATTCGCCGTAATAAAGGGTAAGATCTAGCGCCATTAGGCGCACTATGCTAGGGCTATCCTCATAGCCGAATTCTGCCGCGCCGCGATCATCGTAATCGCTAGGCATAGCCTGCCACTCTCTAATTATGTCGTTATTGTAAACCGGTACGTAGTTGTCTACATATTCGTAGCTGCGATCTTTAATATCGTCTAGCTCTATTCCTTGCGCTATTTCTTGCTTAAATTCTTTCATAATCTCTTCGTAAGTAGTCATTGCAATACCCTTTCAATATGTAGTGGGAGATCCACTAGGAATAAAATACACGTCTCTACCATAGAGTGCAACTTATAACCCAATTATTTTAGAATTATTTTAGGTCAATTATCGGCAGCTAATCGGTGGCCGATAGGCCGGGAGATATGGCCGGGATCTGGCAGCTATCGGCTAGCCGGTGATCGGGTGAGACAATGATCCGGTGGTAGATAGTGGGAAAGATAGGCAACTATCCGGTGGGAATAGGTGGCGCTATTGGATCTATTACGGGTAGACAATTAGCCGGTGATATGTCTACCTTATTAGCGATCCGGTTATGGCTACACAATTAGGGAGAGCTATGTCTAAGTGCCGGGTAGGTAAGAATTAAGACACGATAACGTTGCGCTAATGTGCCGGGGGTACTGTCAGCCCTGCAAAATTCTGCAATACTTATCCACAACCCTTTCAACTTATCCACAACTTTATCCACAACCTGTGGAAAATTTTCTCACCCTGTGGATAAATCTTTTCTCACCCTGACTGGTCTGACCGAAACCGCGACCCCCTGTGTTAAACTTTTGCGGCGGGGGGATATATACTCCCCAGAAAAATATATTTGATAAAGTCGAACGGATCAATGTGGCTCTGACCTGCGGTTTTACTTACTATTATTATATGTGATACAACTCACAGAGCACAAAGCGAGAAGTGGGGTAAAATTTCTCGCCTGATACTATATAGGGGAGGAAAATGGGGAATGGTCCAGTTTCCGACCACTGGTTGGCCTCTGGCGAGGCCCCCTAGGCCGAGCACCAACTTACCCCTCACTTCGCTGTGGCTCGTTCGGGCGCTAAGCCCGACAGGCCTTACGGCCTACTGTAAGTGGGATAGATCTATTAAAATCTTAATCTCATTATTTGAGAAAAACCCAGAGCCTAGTATGCTCTTAAAAATCGCATACTCAGCCTAGTATAAATGAAATAACATTCCGGCCCGCCGCCGAACACGGCGGGTTCGGTAAGGACCACTAGCTCAACTGGCAGAGCGTCGGTGTGAAGAACCGAAGGTTCTAGGTTCGATTCCTAGGTCGTCCACTATAAGGAGATAGTTAATGGGTGAATCCTCAGCCGATATAGCCAAGCGAGTAATCCTTGGCGCAGTAGCAGAAGGTATGACCATTGAGGCAGCTTGTGCTGCCGCTGGCAAATCCGGTAAGACCTACGAGTACTACCGTCGAACCGACAAGCAATTTGCAGATAAAATAGATCGCACCAGACTAGGCTTAAAGTCTAAGAACTTTACCGAGGTAGACGCTCACGACTTGAGCTACGCCGAGTTCTGTGAGCGCTATATGAACCACAAGGTTTTTGCCCACCAGCAGAACCTGGTAGATGTTATCGAAGGACGTGAGCCTAGCTGGCTCCATCCTAGTATGAAGTACGAAAAGGGCCTGAACGGCAACCGTATCCTCATCAACATTCCTCCGAACCACGCCAAGTCAATGTCCATTACGGTGGAGTATGTGACTATGAAGGTGGCTCAGAACCCGAACTTCCGAGTACTGATTGTATCTCAGACTCAACAGCTTGCGGCAGACTTCTTGTACGCTATCAAGCAGAGATTGACTCATCCCCAGTATGAGACCTTCCAGCAGGCTTACGCTGCCGGTGTCGGCTTTAATAGTAAATCTGCAACGTGGGCCGCAACCCGCGTCACCTTCGGTGATGAACTCCGTGAGTCATCTGAAAAGGACCCGAACATCGAAGCCGTCGGTATTGGCGGTCAGATCTACGGTAAGCGTGCAGATATGATCATCGTAGACGACGCGGTGACTCTCAAGAACGCTAACGAGTTTGAGAAGCAGATTCGCTGGTTAACCCAGGACGTACGTTCTCGTCTTAACCCTACCGGTAAATTGATTGTTATTGGAACGCGAGTCGCTTCCGTTGACCTATATCGTGAGCTTCGCTCCGAAGACCGCTACCCAGGTGGTCTAGTACCTTGGACATATCTGGCTATGCCAGCCCTGCTAGAAGCAGATGAAGACCCTGATAAGTGGGTCACTTTGTGGCCAAAGTCAGATATGCCCTTTGATGGACAAAGCGAAGAAGATAAGGACGAGAACGGTCTCTACCCTCGCTGGTCTGGTCGTAACTTGTACAACGAACGCCAGGCGATGGATGCATCAACCTGGGCTTTGGTATATCAACAGCAAGACATCTCTGAGAACTCAGCCTTTGACCCAGTATGTGTTAAGGGATCTATTGACGGTATGCGTAAAGCAGGCCGATTAGAACCAGGCTGGCCAGGACATCCGCAGAACCTACAAGGCTTTAGCGTTGTCTGTGGTATGGACCCAGCTATTGTGGGAGATACCGCAGCTGTTGCTTACGCTATTGACCGCAATACTTCTAAAAGGTACATCCTCGATGCGATTAAAATTACCAGCCCGTCACCGCAGCAAATTCGTGACATTATTTTTAACTGGACTTCTCTTTATAGTCCTGCCGAGTGGATCATTGAGAAGAATGCTTTTCAGGCGTTCTTAACTCAAGACGAAGGAATCAAGCAACACTTGGCATCTCGCGGTGTCATCCTTCGTGAGCACCAGACTACCGGTAATAAATGGGATGCAGGATTCGGTGTTGCCTCGATGTCAACCCTGTTCGGGACTAAACAATCCGACGGAAAGCATCACCGAGATAATTTAATACACTTACCTAGTGATCAGTCAGAGATGGTCAAGGCTCTTATCGAGCAGTTGATTACCTGGACCCCGACTACTAAGGGTAAGACAGATATGGTGATGGCTCTCTGGTTCTGTGAGATCCGAGCACGTGAAATGCTCAACTACGGCCAGTATGCAAGACACCATCTTAAGAATCCGTTCCTCAGCCGTGCAGAGCAAGGCCGAAGAATAGTCGTCAACATTGACGAGATGCTACTAGAACAAAATAAACACTTCGTTTGATGCGGCAAGCGCATCTACAGACGTACTTGCTACGTCAGCTAAGGAGACAACTATGGCAATGGCCAACACAAATGGTGGAAAGACTACCGGTAAGAAACTTACTAAGGATCAAGCAAAGCTTGCTCAGGTAGTTCAGCGCGTTGGCGCTGTTGATAAGAAGCCTGCAAAGGCAGGCAAAGCTCCTCTTCGCCCAGGTAGCAAAGGTACTACTATGGTTAAGCAGGAAGTTCCATTCGGTGGTATTGGCAAGGCAGTTGTTAAGGGCGCAGTCAGCGTTGCAAAGAAGGTAGTTGCAAAAGATGCAGTTAAAACTGCTGACAAGTTTGCAAGTAAAATGGCAGTCGCTAAAACTCCTGCGCAAAAAGCAAAGGTTGTAGTTTCAAAAGCTAAAGCAGATGCTAAGGTTGAAAAAAACGCTCTTAAAGCAGCTAATAAGCCAACATCAAAAAACAACGCTTCTGTTGGTCCTAAGACATCAGCTTATGTATCTGATAGCGTAAAAAATATGAAGCCAGCAAATCCAAATGTGACTCGTGGCGGAAGTATGAAGTCAAAACTTAACTGGCCAGATTCAATGACAAAACCAAAGGGCAAATAACAATGGCAATCACACCAAGCTATGAAACTTCTACTGAAAAGACAGAAGTAGAGCAGGAATACATTGACAAGGGTGCGGTAACTACTCCGCAGTACAACCCAGTAGTTGATGCTAAGTATGCAGCAGCAAAGGTTGAGGCGCTCAAGAACGACTACGTTGAGTGGCCAACAGATGTTAAGGGACTTGAGTACTAATGCGCTCAGACCGTATTGGGGATTCTGGAGGCGGAAGCCGTGGCTCTAGTGGTCCCAAATTTACTGATTACGCACAGCGTCGCACTACAGGTGATTTAACTAAAGAAGAGTTAAAAGCCGAACACAAATGGCGTATGAAGAACGATATGGATTACAAGCAGGAGCAAGCGATGCTAAAAGCCGCTAAAGCTAAAGGCACACAACCAGGTCACGTGGTTACATCAGTGGACCGCAAGACAGGCAAACCAAACTAAGGATTACAATGCTATCAGTTAAAGAGGTAAACGCAAAGGTTTCCCGCTTACAGACAATCTACGCTCAGCGTGATGCTCGTATGCGCGATGTCCTTTCCGTGCGACAGGGAGACATCTCCAAGGTGTACCCTGCGATGTTCAGCGAGGACTACTCAAAGCCTCTCGTTGCTAACATCATTGACGTAGCTGCACGCGATCTTGCGGAATCTATGTCACCGCTACCTTCATTTAACTGTAACGCGGCTAATACCGTATCTGATTCAGCCCGTAAGTTTGCAGATACTCGTGGTCGCATCGCTAACTATTATGTAGATCGTTCAGAACTTGGTACACAAATGTATACAGGCGCTGACTGGTACAACACATACGGCCAGTTTATTGCACGTGTAGAGCTAGACTACGAAGATAAGAACCCAATCATTAACTTGATTAACCCATTTGGTGCTTATCCTGAGCTTGACCGCTTTGGTCGTTGCCTATCTTTGACACAAATCGTAGGTATGGATGGTCAAACACTTGCATCTATGTACCCTGAGTTTGCGGATCAGATCCTCAACAAGAACCAGTACCAGCCAGGTTCACCTTATCTTTCTATGGTCCGCTACCACGACAAGGATCAGGACCTTATCTACCTACCAGACCGTAAGAACCTAGTTCTTGCACGCACACCAAACCCAATCGGTGAGTGTATGGTCCGTGTGGCTATGCGTCCAACCATTGATGGTCAAGCTCGTGGTCAGTATGACGATGTTCTTGGTGTTCAGCTTGCTCGTGCTCGCTTTGCAGTCTTGCAGATTCAAGCAGCTGAGAAGTCAGTTCAAGCTCCTATTGCTATTCCACAAGATGTACAGGAATTGGCCCTTGGTCCAGATTCCATTATGCGTTCTTCTAACCCACAGGCTATTCGCCGTGTACCACTAGAACTTCCTAACGGAGTATTTAGCGAATCACAGGTTCTTGAGCGTGAACTTCGTACCGGTGCTCGTTATCCAGAAACACGTTCTGGTAACTCAGATGCATCTATTGTTACAGGTCGCGGCATTCAGGCACTTCAGTCTGGCTTTGATACACAGATCAAGGCAGCACAGGCACAGTTTGCACGAGTATTCGTAGAGCTTATTGCTATCTGTTTCAAGACAGATGAGAAAGTTTTCGGTAACACCATCAAGGAAATTCGTGGTGTTGACGATGGAACACCGTTTGTTCTCAAGTATGACCCAGCTAAAGCTATCGCAGGTGACTACACAGTAGATGTCCGTTACGGCATTATGTCTGGTATGAACCCAAACAATGCAACTGTAGCTCTATTGCAGATGCGTAGCGACAAGCTTGTATCACGTGACTATGTACGCCGTGAACTTCCTATCGAGATTAACGTAACTCAGGAAGAGCAGAAGGTTGATATTGAAGATATGCGTGATGCACTTCGCACCGCTATCGGTCAAACAGCTCTTGCAATCCCACAGATGGTTGCTCAAGGACAAGATCCGTCTAAGATTCTTGGATCATTTGCAGAAATGATTAAGGGTCGTCAAAAGGGTCTATCTATAGAATCGGTTGTTGAGAAGGCCTTTGCGCCTGAACCACAACCTGAGACCGCAGCGATGCAGCCTCAATCCCCAGTAGCAGGTATGGCTCCCGCCTCTGCCTCGCAGCCAAGTATGGAACAACCTGGCGGTGCAGCCCCTGCTGCTGGTGGACAACCAGCTCCACAAGGACGACCAGATATTGCATCATTGCTCGCTTCAATCGGCGGCGCGGCATAAC